TATATGTAATTTCAATACTCTCATGACCGAGCCGGTCAGCGATGGCTACGGCGGAAAAGCCCATTTCAATCAACAGCGATACGTGTGAATGCCTCAAATCATGGATGCGGATACGTTTTACCCCGGCAGTCGCCGCGCCCCGTTTCATTTCATGGTGAAGGTAATATTTCGTGACGGTAAAAATCCGGTCTGACGGCTGAAGCCCATATAAAGTCTTGAAAAAATTCTGCATTTCATCACTCAAGAACTGGGGCATCTTAATCACCCGGTTGCTTTTTGGCGTCTTCGGCGTCGTAATCAAGTCCTTGCCTTTCAGTCGCTGATAGGATTTTGTGATGGAAAGCATATTCTTCTTGAAATCGAAGTCGGCTGACGTTAAAGCCAGCAGCTCACCTTCCCGAATACCGCACCAGTACAGCATTTCAAACGCATAGTAAGACATTGGCTTGTCCATCATGGCATCGGCAAATTTCAGATATTCGTCTTTTGTCCAGAACTGCATTTCTCGGTTTTTCGCCTTACCCATATTTCCAACCTTGGTCGCCGGATTTTGGGAAAGCTCGTAATATTTCACCGCATGATTGAAAAGGCAACTGAGCTGATTGTGAAGTGTTTTCAGATAAACCGGCGAATAAGGCTTGCCATGCTCATCTCGATACCGAATCATGGCGTTTTGCCAAGCGATAATGTCTTTCGGCTGTATTTCGCTCATTTTCCGCTTTCCGAAGAATGGAACCAGTTTTGTACGGATGATATGTTCCTTAGTGGCCCAAGTATTTTCCTTCATCCGGTTTTGCATATCCTCTGTGTAAACCGCCACGAAACTTTCAAATGTCATGTCCAGATCAGCTTTCACCTTCTGAAGCTGTTCGCGTTCCCACGCAAGGGCCTCTCTTTTGGTTGGGAACCCACGTTTCTGGGTCTGTTTCCGTTCTCCTTTCCAGTTGGTATAGCGATAAACTACGCGCCATGTGTTCGTTTGGGGCTCTTTATACACAGCCACCTGTATCACTCCTTTTCGATTTTGGATTCACCGTAACAAAGCTTCTCCAAAAAATACTTTCGGCTAACTTTGCCGGAAACGGTCAGATATCCCTTCTTTTTCAGCTCGGCATTGAGTTCACGCATGATTTTGTAGGCAAAGGATTTTGACACCTCCAGCTCCGTTGCCACCTCGTCCACTCCCATAAAGAAATTACTCATAAAAGCCTCTCCTTTCGTTATTGCTCATATTTGGCGCCGTTCTCCCCGTGCAACTTCCTGGCAGGCAACCTTATTTGGCGCTGTGCCGTTTTTTCTTTCTTGGCAGGCTCGCTTGTGTTATCAAAAGGTCTTGGCCTGCTTCCCCGGAAGGTATCTGTTTGGACGATCATTCACTTTTCATTAAACTTATTTGTTTAACTATTTTTATTATACTAAGCATATTTGCTTGTGTCAATGGCTTCTCCTCCAAAATATTTAACTTATTTGTTTAATATATCTTGACGATTCTTAAACAAATAAGCTATAATGAAATCACAAGTTCAATCTTACACAGAACAGGGGATAGACGGTTATGGCTATCGGTGAACGAATTCGGTTTATCCGAAATCTCCGCGGCATGACGCAGAAAATGCTGGGAATAAAAGTTGGCTTTGACAAAAGAAATGCTGATGTGCGCATGGCGCAATATGAATCCGGCACCAGAACGCCGAAGGAAAATCTGGTCAACGCCCTAGCCAAGGCACTGGATGTGTCGCCGCGAGCCTTAAATGTTCCTGAAATTGATTCATACATTGGTCTGATGCACACTTTTTTCACAATGGAAGATTTGTACGGTCTGAAGATCAACCGGATTGACGGCGAATTATGCTTGACCTTTGACAGATCAACGGGTATCAATTATGTCTCCATGTTTGATATGCTCAACGCATGGCAAAAAGAGGCCGAAAAGCTAAAAAGCGGAGAAATCACCAAAGAGGAATACGATACTTGGCGTTACACCTATCCCAAGATTGAAACGGAACGGACACAGGCGAGGCCGGATGCCAACATGGAAGGAACAAAGTTATCTAAAAAATCAAAGGTATAAGTGCTATGGATAAAATAATTGAACAGATTATGGACTCTGATAAATGGCCATCAATTCAGATTCCTGAAAATTTGGAGTTACTAAATGAGATGGCAGATAATAGTTTTTCTCGCAATACATTTGAAAGTATGCTAGCAGCCACACTAATGTACCATCAAATAATTGAAGCGATGTGCATGCACCTTTTAGATGACTGTCATTTTTATATTCAGCTTTCTGTCTATCCATCTGAAATTGAGTTTAGGGTTCCACCTGATAAAATGTTTGGCTATTATATTAAAGAACTAAATAACTCCATCAGTTTTCCTGATAAAGACGAATTTATAGAGAACGTGGAAACGTTTAACTCATATAGAATCGACGTAGTTCATAAAATGAGGAGATCAAATCTTGAATCCCTTGAAGCAGAATTGCATTCTGTAAAGAACCTTTTTGATAAAATCTACAATTTGTATGACACCATTCAGGACAATTTCCGCGTAGATTTTCATGGATTCAAAAAAGACGTCTTTATTGATTATCTGACTGAAGAAGAAGAGCAGAAGTATTTTAGTGAAAATTAAAAAGAGCTAACTGATTAGTTAAAATCAGTTAGCTCTTTTTATGAATCTTGGAATCAGTGTTGCCAAAACGTTGCCATTGGAAGCCTTGATAAGCCGTAGACCCGCATAACTACTGGGTTCAAAGGCTCTCTAAAATCATTCCCACTCGATTGTGGCCGGGGGTTTGGATGTAATATCATAAACTACCCGGTTCACACCGTGCACTTCATTAATAATGCGTTCAGACGATTTCTCAAGTACATCATACGGAATTCGCGCCCAGTCAGCAGATAAAGCACCGTATCACTGCCGCGAATTGACAGAAAAAATCGCATATTACAGCCATTTTATATAGTTTGTATAGGTTAGTATATAGTAGGAAGACCACTTTGTTTTTCGTTACTTAGGTGGCTTTCTTGTAGTAAAATAATTGTATCACAAAAACGAAAATTTATCAAGATTCCCACTTTGCAATAATAGCCATCTGTAGGGAGGGATAGAGGATAAAAAAGAAAATGGCCTAGGTTATCCTAGACCACTATTTTTACTATCTAAATATCTTTCTTCAATTTATTCACGGCCAACGTACAGACCGTTGCGAAAATACAGTTTCATATCGCCTACCGGTATCATCTCTGTTTTTCCCACATTGCCGCCACTTGTACGATATTGTGGCGAAAAGATTCCTGTATCTGTAGATATGAGTCCAGACGCTGCCATTGCGCCGTCTGCCTTAATTCCACCCATGCAAATTTGCGCATAGTCAGACCGATTAGACGGATAATATGTGCCAAACCCTTCTGTGGGCTGTACACACATGTCATAAGCATTTGTAGTTGAATTGTAATTTACGCCCAAATGCCCAATATTACTTCCATTATAATAAAAATCAAATCCATCACCAGTAAATTTAATATTTTGCTGATTTTCCATATTATTGAAAGCATAAACAACTGCGTCTGGAGATTGTTTTATTGCTGTACTTAATTCATCTTTACCAACTTTTGTTTCCAATCCGTCTTCTACAGCTTGTAATTGAACTGTTGTTGCATATCCGGTTAAATTAACTCTATTAGCATCAATTGTTCCTGTTGTAATATTATCTGCATTAATATTGTTGACATTAATTCTACTTGCATCAATCGTACCTGCTACAATAGCATCAGCTAGAAGGCCATATATAACCGAGCCATCAGGCAAAGTAATTTTCCCCAATGCTGTTTTAGCAGTTTGGAAATTGTCATCAGAAAAGAGAATGTCATTTTTATTCAACCACATTTCTTCTTTCTGTAGTTTCCCTGTTAATGGATCTTTCGCTCTCCCATGAATACCAGTATTATCGATACTGATATCTTCATTAGTTGAGGAAATAACTTTATTTAAAGTAGCATTCAAAGCACCTGTTCTAAACGCCTCAAAGTCTTCTATTTTCCCACTCTTGACAGGATAATCCCAAGTGGATTTATTTTCTGTAATAGCGTTATTAGTTTTTGTCGCTCTGCTGTACACTTCCTGATAAGCAGAATATCTATCATGGATTTTCATTTGATTGCTAACTTTTATTTTTAATGCTTTAGTATCATAATTAATCTCATATTGTAAGATCATCATATCAACATAATTATTTGGGTTAGTTTCTACATGAATAATTTTACCTAATTCAAACTGATTCCTAAACACATCAAATTCAGGAATAAACAAAAAGTTATTACAATCTATTTCAAAATCAGAAATCGGTTGACAAACTTTTTTGAGCTTTTTCAATCCGTCTGCATATAAGGCATATTGTAATTCTTGTTTTTGGGCATACGTCATATTTTCATCTGCTGTAATATATTCATTCTTATAATCATTTTCATAAATAAAATTGCTTAACTCGATATACTGATTTGCAGTAAGATTATTTTCCAACTTCAATGAATTTTGTAAATTAGACAACTGAGTATAGTCATCATCAATCGTTGTCTGTTTAGCCACAATTTCATTATTTGTGATTTCTATTGCCGTATTCTTACTACTAATCTGAGTCTGTATGGATGAATAGTCTTTATTTTCATTGGATAAATTTGATTTTTCATCATCTAAAGACTTTAGTTCACTTTGCAAAGTTGCAAGGTCATTATTCAATTTTTCCAGTTCAGTTTTATGCTGTTTTATAGTAGCCAAACAAGAATTAAGATTGACCTGATTATCTGAAACTTTTTTCTCCCATACATTAATTACATCTATTAATTCTTGCGACATCCAATTTGTGTTTTTATAGTAACTAAAATCGACTATATAATTTGTTCCTAATGGGTTTACTTCATTTATAGATAAGTCATCGGAACCTGTTACAGACAATGCGGTTATTACATTATCTGCTGTTTGGTTTATATTCAAATTTTGAACCACATTATTATAAGTCAATAATATATCCGTTGATTTTATTTCTGAATTCAAATCTATAGCATTAATTGTTCTTTTTTCAATATCAAAATCGAATATGCAATCAAACGCTTTTTGCACTCCATCGGAGAGAAAGCTATAAATATTTTCATTAGTATCATCAAAGGAACGATATGTATTTAAGATTGAATCTGGTATATTTCCTAATGACCAAGCAGGGCATAAGGCTAATACCTTACCCATAATAGACATTGACGGAAATTGAGGATTATATAGTTTATAACTTCCAGCATCAATTTTTAATTTTCTATTATTTAGTTCAAATTCACATGAAGAAGCTTTTATATCATAATATGGATTTACACCGTCACTTTTTTCAGCCGATTGTGTTATAATAAAATAGCCTGCATTCCCCACATGAATATAACGATGTAACGCAATGTACTTATAGCAATCACAAACTCTTGACGTATCAACAATTCCAATATCATCATCTTTAATATATTTATAAATATAAATGGATAATTCTGACAATCCATTAAATGTTGGTTTGATTATTAAATTAGTATAAACAGAGATTGGTGCAAGAATTTTATTGTTAGGATTACAAATAAATAATTTTGGATTTTCTGCTCTATTAAAATGGTCAAAATTTACATTCATTTAATTTTAATATCCTCCTTTTATAATAGAAACCGCCTATATTCAATCGAGAGTATAGACAGTTAAGTTTTAAGTTATTGGAACATATCCGCTATTAATGTTCAGTGTTTGCATTTGATCAAACACTTGTCTTACTACATTATTCTGACTTTGAACTAACATCTGTTTTATCTGACTAATGGCTTTATTATCGGCATTTCCCTGTACAATGATATTACCTTGCGTAATTTGAAAAGAAACAGGAGTAATATCACTCGTTCCATTTTGGCTATTTGACATCATAGAATTCGATAAAGATGATTTTAATCCATTCAAACTATTAATACTTGTTCTCATGTTTATATCAAAATCAGTCGGTATAGCTGCTTGCATTTGTTTTGATACTGAATCCATATTTTGAACAAATCCTTGACCAATACCTTTTGCCATCCATTGTCCAACTTCATCAGCCATTACTTTTGATGGAGAATGTATTCCTAATGCGCCTTTGATACCATCCACAATGCCTTTTGCGAATCCAGTAATTTTATCCCACAACCATCCTGCTGCACCACTAATTCCGTTCCAAATGCCACGAACAATATTTCCACCGATACTTAGCATTTTTCCAGGAATAGATTTAAAAAATCCAACAATTTTAGAAACGAGTCCAGGAAAATGTGATGCCACAAATGAATTCATGTTTCCAATCCATTTACCGATATTTGTTACAACCTTGACAAGTTCATTCCAAATTTTCCCTGGCAATTGCTGAAAAAATCTAATGACAGTCGCAACAAAGCGAGGAAAGTTTGAAGCTACATAAGAAATGCAATTGCTGCCCCACGTCTTAATTCTTTGAATCGCCTGCACAAGAAAATTCCATATCTTTCCTGGAAGCTGACTGAAGAATGTGCCAATGTTATTTATCAGCTGCGGAATTGCCTGTGCCGCCCATGCGATTGCATCCGCACCGAATTTAATCAGTTTGCCGATTGCAAACCCAAGCGCATACCCAATGTTTTCAGGAAGTTTCATAAACCAGTTCTTGATGTTATTCATCAAATTTGGGATGCCTTGCGTAAAAAACGATACAACATTATTCCAGAAATTCTGAAGTGCAGTTGTGATTGTAGTCCACAGCCCCGTAAAAAACTGCGGCAATGTCTGGAAAAATGTAACTACAGATTTTACGGCGGTAATGATGCCACTGAATATCGTTTTAAAAAACGTACCAAGTGTACCGAAAAATATTTTGATTCCGTTCCAAATTGTAATAACCGCATTCCGAAAACCGGCATTTGTATCATATAAATGTTTTAACCCTGCAATTAAAGCTGTAATTCCAGCAATAATACCTAAAATAATCGCTGGAATAGGATTTGCAATAATTGCTCCAATCGCGACAGTAATACCACCTATCCCTGTCACGAGTTTTCCGATCATAATTAACAAAGGAGCGGCTGCTGCAACAATCGCAGCTATCTGCACAATTTGTTTTTTCTGTTGTGGGGATAATTGTTGTAATTTCTGCCCAATCTGTTGTATAAAACCTGCTACTTTTTGTACTATAGGAGCCATTGTATCGCCGAATTTGATAAGAGCATTTTTCATGCTATTTATCGCTTTTGTGAAACTCGCACCTGTACCTTTTTCTGCTTTATTGAAAGCGGCATCAGTAGTACCAGCCGATTTTCCCATCTGCGAAAGTATTTTTGAAAAGTCACTACTTCCTTTACCAGCCAGCACGGTAACACTATTTAATGCTTCTACACTGCCGAACAACTGCCCCATAGTGGTAACATTGCCGCCAGTTTTTTGCTTAATCTCATCAAGAAATTTTGCCCAACCAACAGATTTTAAATGTGCCTGATTAAAGTTAATTCCTAATTTTTCTGCCTCTTTTGCTGCATCTGCGGAAGGTTTTATGACATTAGACAGTGCCGCTTTCATGCCCGTTATGGCTTCACTGGTTGGTAAACCCTGCTTTGTCAATTCAGCGATACTGCCCATCAGGTCTTTAAATGATACTCCTGCTGCACTGGCTGTAGGAATAACATTACCAAGTGACTGACCTAGTTCGCCAACAGTCGTTTTACCAAGATTTTGCGTCTGAATCAGTAAATCTGAAACGTGCTTTGCTTCGCTGGCTTTCATTTGATATGAATTCATTACCGTTGTCAGCGTATCGACTGCGGTAGTGGTGTCAGTAAAACCGCCCTTAGCTGTTTCAACAGCAGTACCCAATACACTTACAGCATCCTTTGTCTGTACACCTGCTGAAATGGTCTGATACAGCGCATCATTCAAATCAGAAGCGGACTCCCCTGTTTTATTTGATAGATCCATTACACCTTGTTCGAGTGTTGACATAGAAGTTTGCGTAGTGTCAGCAATTGTAGAAACTTTATTTCCTGATTCTTCAAAATCAGAAGAAAATTTAATAGCTGCACCACCAGCGGCTGCTATTCCTGTACTGACAGGCAGTAATTTTTCTCCGACACCGCTTATTTTGTCCCCTGTTGCAGAAATTTTCTCCCCAGCATCTTTAAAATGTACAGCCATAGCACTGCCTGTGCTTTTAGCAGTTTCCTTTAAAGATTTTAACTTTGCTTCTGTTTCACCCAATTCTCGCTGAAATGCCTGATATGTAGCAGTATCAATTTTTCCATCTGCAAACTGCTGTTCTACTTCTTTTTGTGCAGTTTTTAATGTATTTAATTTAGTTTTCGTACTATCAATTTCAGATTTCAATTCAGAAAATCTTTGTTTTAAAAGTGTATTATTTCCAGGATCTAGTTTTAAGCACTTATTTAGTTCTCGCAAATTGCCTTGAGATGTTCTAATATCTTTATTTACACCAGACAGAGCAGCAGAAAGTTTTGTGGCATTTCCATTAAATTCAAAAGTAATACCTTTATATTGTTTATTTGCCAACTTATCATCTCCTTGTGATAAAAAAATGGGTATATACGATTGCTCGTACATACCCATGTCGTATATATTTATATTTATTAAAAGCGGTTGAAATCCGCTTGTGTGGCTTCTGTCACTGTTTCACTTTGACTGTCTTGTGATCCATATATTTGTTTCATTGTTTGATTGTATTTATAAATATAATCACAAACAAAACCAAAATTCATTTCATCTAATTCAGCGATACTTAGTTTTGCCATTTTACATGAAATTAGGAATTCTTCTGTGGAAAATGGTTCAACATCATCTGTATCGCTGCTACTTAGTTTTTTTCAGCATCAATTTTAATATTCATTTTCAGATTTGCAGAAACCAGTTCTAGAATTTCTGGCAAAATATCCATAATTGGAAAACTATCAAAACTATCCAACCAAGTCATCGAATCAGGAATAGAGTTATCTGCTGTTTTAGCACATGCCCATGCAATCTGATAAAACACATCTAAGGATAATTTCGTATAGTCAACATTTGTAACAACGCCACTTTTATTTGTTTTGATGCATTCTTGTAACTTTGCGATATCAGCAATAAATTCCGTATTAAATTGCTGTTTATAGCGAATAAAAGTACCTGCCGTGCATCTGAAGCGAACATCTTTATTATCAATCTTAATCGTCTTTTCCATTTATTTAAAATCACTCCTATAAAATCAAGTTCCAGAAGGCACAGTGGGTGCAGTGCCATCATATACTTTATCGAAGAAAGTGTTATATACTGCTGATTCCGCTTCTGTATTATCAACAGAACTTTTTATTTTGCCTTTCAGGGCACCAATTGCAACAGGCATTACTGTAAGGTCAATTGTTTCATTTTTCAGTGTAGTTTTATCCGCTACTGTAGAACTTTCAATTTGTGGCCGTGCTGCCGCGCATCTAAGTAGCACATGACGACGTTTTACGGAGTCACCTTTAAATTCAAACATTAACGCAAATTCTTTACCGAAATTCTCATTCGTTTCTGTAACAACACCATTTTTATCAACTACTTCTCCTAGGCAATCTGTTCTAAAGGTATCTGGAATTTGCAACATTTCCAAAGAACCTGTATAGCCATTATTTTGTGTAAAAGACACAGCCAGTATATTATCTCCATAAGCATCAACTTGTGATCCCTGCGGTTTTAAACTTATTGAAACTGCATAGGGCAATGCGATTGGTGTACTATATGTATCACCATCTAGTACTGCGTAATGTACGTTTTCCAATCCGTAATGAATTTTATTTGTATCTGCCATATTATCAACTCCTATTTTTATTTAAATTTCTATTTCGTATGCGATTTGAAACATTGAATCATCATCAATGTAACTTTCATATGAATTATAAAATATACCTGCATCATCAAGTACATTTTCAATCTTTTGTTCCATACTAGAATCTTTTTTTGTTGTGTAAAGTTCAATTGTATAGTTTTTAAACTTTACAGCTACTTTATTATCTGCTCCAATATTATCTGATTGCTGTGCATAATATACAATGCAAGGCGGCGTTAATTTATTTTTACCACTAACAGATGGAGCATAATAATATACTGGCAAATTTGTTGATTCTAAAATAATTTTTAACTCTTTATTTGTCATTATTTGTTCTCCAGTGCTTCAATATCTTTTTCAATTTTCTCGCCTGTATCTTCGCAATTCTGATTAATATGTGGATGTCCTTTTATTCGTTTTCCTGTAGGTCTTTGCACCCACCCATTTTCCAGTAAATGTGATAATGTGGGTTTAGTTTTATTATTAATGGTATAGGTTACAGTAAAAGGGTTTTCATCTGTCAAACTTGACTGCCAACCTTTAGCATATTTACCTGTGTCTTTTGGCGCATCTTGCCTTACCTTTTTAGCACATTCAGAAGAATCTTTTTTAATAATTGTTTTTAATTCTTCTGTCTTTTCTGCTGTAAATTCCTGTAAACAATCTGCCATAAACTTTCCTATTTCTTCAGGATTGCTTGAAATAATTTCATCACTCATAATTATCACCATCCCTGTATTCTGTGTATAGATCAGTAAACTCATTCTGTTTATCATAAGTACGATAGATATGATAGATTTTATCTTTATACTTTAATTTGGTTTCTTGATTGTATTCTGAGGAACGAATTTCAAAAACAAATGAAGCGCGGATATTTGATTGCCCACAAAGGAAATATTCGTTTTGAGGAATACTCTTTATTGCACAAAATACTTTTCTATACGTTGTATTAACAATCATATTTCCATCGTCATCTGTTTCGCCTGAATCATTTTCAGAAACCAAAAAACATGTTTTGTTAAATATCATACAGTTTCACCAATACTGCTATATTTATATTTCTGCTGATTCATAACAGTTCCTTTTCGATAGTTATATTGTTTAATGAACCATCCAGAATTTGCACTATCCCCAATGCCAAATAAAGCTTTTACGTACAATACAAGGCAAGCCCTTATATTTCCATCCAGTTCTAAAAAGGTGTTATTTGTAAAATCTAAAAAAGATTCTAGTATTCCTGCTTGTAAAAGATCATCTCTACATTGCATAACCAGATCTTCTATTTCCAAATCGAAACTATTATCATCTTCTGAAATCCGCATGAGCAATTTAACATTACTAACAATATCTGCATTCACCATTTTGCATCTCTCCTTTCTAGCCGACTTACATTAAAATAACAGGAACTTTTTTAAATGCGGCTAATGATTAGTTATTGCTAACCAATAGGTGGATTATGCCTCTGCCTTGGTGATTTTCACAAATGCATTGCTATCTGCGACCTTGCTATCAAACTGTGCTGTCCCCTTAAAATCAATAGCGTTACGAAGGAATCCAGATTCAGCACTTGACTCAACAGCAATATTCTGGGAAAGATTACCAACAATCTTCTTGAAATCGCCAAGATAAGCTTCATGAAGCGGTACATAATCGGAGATGAGAATAGGATAACCGAATACAGAATGTTCACCATTCTCATATTTAACAAGCGGATATTTTGAGTCATCCTTAAGTGGCATAAAATCTGTAAACAGAGTCTTTTTGCTCATAAGGATTTTACCATTTACATCATAAGCAGCCGGAAGCAAAGATATAAATGTTGTAATGTTAGTCACTGTAAGATTGCCGTTTGCACTAACTGTTACGCTATTTGTATCGTCCCAAGTATTAGCTGTTGCTACACCCTGCGGTTGATTTACACCAGTACCGTTTACGAGATAATTCTCGATTTGACGAGCAATATCTTCTGCAAGAATATCAGTGAGCCATCCCTCGAAAGCAGGAATAGACATAGTGCTCACAGTTTTTGAGATGGAAATGACTTTAACGAACTCGTATGAGCCAAGCGTTACTTTTACAAGCGCATCAGAAGCACCAGTAATAGTTGCATTCTCCGTGTGGATTGCCGCATCATTACGAACACCCTCAACCATAAACGTTACTGCACCTGCAACATTAAGAAGAGTAATTTCGCTAAGCATAGGTGCAAGCGTTTTAACTTTCGTAATTAGCTGATCGCTAATAATTGTAGGAATAGCCGCACCTGTGGAGCTAATAGCTCTATTTTCAGCTTCATTTAATGTTTTGCCAAGCAATTTATTACAGAAAGCATCCCTATATTCTGCGGAGTCGATAGCATATGTATTATTATTATTCATGTTATTCACATCCTCTTTAATTTTTGGTTTGTCAATATTAATTAAATCTGCGGTTTTCATCCGCTCTTCAATTTCTTTATACTCATCATTCAGTGCATTGAGTTCTGTTTTAAATGCCTTAACATCTACTTTTTCGCCGCTCTGCAATGCAGAACGAATCTCTGCCTTGCGATTGTTGATTTCAAACATTCTTGCTGTATTCTTATCCATAAAATTAAAATCTCCTTTTTAAATTGTTTCAATTAATAGTTTGTCAATTTCTTTTTTGTATTTTATATCTTCAAATTCTGACTTTGCAGAATTCAAAGAAGTTTTTGCCCTTGCACTAATATCTGTACCAACATAGGCAGGGAAATTTACGGCGCTAACTTCATATACTTTATCAATATCGGTAATGTGACGAACTGGCTTATCAGTATCTAGCCCTTCCCAGTTCTCGCCACGCACTGTAAAAATAAAACTCATGCCTGTTAAGTCACCACGCTGAATAGAACTATATACTGCCTTTGCTGCTTCGTTATTATCGCAATCGAGTGTTGCTTGCATAGCAAGTCCAGTGTCATCCAGTGACAGCTGCAAAGTGTTGTCTGCCTTACCCTGTGTGTATCTGGCAAGGGGAATTTCATTGTTCACATTATGATTCTGTGTCAACACGACATCTGTAAAATCAGATTTATCAAAGGCACCACGTTCAACGACTTCCGTATAATAACCGCAAATATCTGTTTGCTGATTGTATACAGCGGCATGACCGCTAATAGTATATTCTTTATCACCATCTGCTATATTGATAGGAATTTCCCTATATTCATAAGTTTTCTTATCCAATTAAGTATCACCTCCTTTACCGCTGGAAAAATTAGTATCTTTTTCTTTTTTCAGAGATTGAAGTTGATAGGAATCCGCAATCTTAGAATTTATAAAATTCAAAGATGTGAGATACTCGTTTCCTGTGCCATCTTCTACTTCTGGCAAGTTAAAAATTTCGCAAATTGTATTTTTGCTCACAACACCCATTTCTTTAATTGCTACAAATGCCTTTTCCTTTTGGGCAGGTGATAAATAGGAGAGCATATCACAGTTAAAGGTTATTTCATTTCCAAAATTCAACTGATTGGCAGAAAAGATTTTAGCGGTGAATTCTTGTGCAAATTGAATTGCCATTGGCTGTAACGTGCTGGCAAAGAACGCATTCCATTGAGAATCATTAAATGTGCCATTCACTATTTCTCGACTAATACCAAAATAATCATAGATTTTTTCTTCTAGCAGCTTAATATTGCTTGCACTGATTGGGTTAAAAGTATAGTTAATGGGAATATAATCGCTATTTCCATCAACCACTGCAACACCACCGCTATTATTTGCATTTAGAAATTCTTTATTGAAAAATTCCTTTCTGGTTACCATATCATTATCTTGAAATTCCTGCTGCATTTTAATAACGCCACGGATATTAGCGGAATTTTCAATTCCTGCCTGTGTATTTACATTGAGCTGATATAGCATATCCACCAATTCAGACAGAGAATTATTATCGCTTCCATATACATCGTCTTGGAAATAATTTCTTCGCAAAATAATAACATCATTTGTTGATTCTATAATCTTTTGACCGTTTAAAAATGAAAATTCTAAAAACAGATTTTCTGCATTATCTTCTTTAAAATCGGCTTGATTGTATGGAATTGGATATAGTCCTAGTACATTACCAATATTATCCCGCCGAATATAGATATAGGCATTGTTATCCACATAATAGGAAGAAGCAACTTTATATAAAAACTCAAAACTATTCATGTCAGGGTTAGGCCGCAAAGTCAATAATTTTGTCAAATTATCATTTACAACTTTTCCTTTTAATCTATGCTCAACTTTCATTTTTGCAAAGTTTTTTGCAATTGCATCCACGCAGCTTCGCACGATTGGTGTATCGTATATATTTAAATTTGTGTGATTAATTTTAAAGTTGGATCCACTTAACGTTTGTAGACGATATGTAGATTGTGGCTTATTGGCTTGTGATTTATTTTTTCCAAACCATCTTGTAAAAAGTGAACGCTTTTCTTTCTTTTTTTTCAAATTTTCACCTCCTTCTATTTATCGTTTGTCATATTTTTGAAATTTGGCAGCTGCGTTTCCATCACAACATAAGCATCCAGCATACTACTCACGCCATCTGTTCGCCTCTGTCTATCTTTCGGATGTTCTGGCTTTATATTACCTGCTTCATCCATTTTTGCATTGGTATTAGACAAACACCATTTCATTACTGGATCAGCGTTATAGTCAATTAATTTTGAGTAGAAATCATATCCTAAATTTTTCATGGAAGAAGAAAGCGTTTTATAACCTTGCCGCACAGCTTCCATCTTGAATCCTTTATTTTGCATATCTTTAGTAAATTGCGGTGCGTTCCATTCGTCATATCCGATAGAGATAGGAAGAATGTTTAAATCTCGCCGAATATGTAAAAACCAATTGACTACATCATCATAGTTGACTCTATTCTCTCCGGAATAAGAAACTAATCCTTTTTGCTGCCAAATATCATATGGTACTTTATCGTGCTTTATTTTATAACTTACACAATTCTCTGGAATCCAATAATGAGTGTAAACATACTTCATATCAGGATTTAGATTATGCTTTTTACAATATTCTTTTCCATGTATCAGAAGAATACTAGCGGCAGTCAAGTCACCGCTTTCGGATAAATCAACCCCCCCGACAAAATAACTTCCACTAAATTCTCTTATATCAAAAGTTAATTCAAACGAATCTTCCACAATCTTAAACGGAAGCCATGCAGAACTGGCATTTTCCCTGAAATTAAAATCTTTGGTCAACATAGTAGTTTTGGCACTTAAATCAAATTTTGCCGTGTTTACATCTGTGCGAATATCTTCTATTTTCTTGATTTCTCCCAAAGATGGATTTGCCATAATCCAATTCGCTTCATCATCAATTTGGTCTTTGTTATCCAGCTCATAAATGAACGGATAAAAGGTATCATCCTTTTCTTTTCCTTCAATTATTCGGCAGGATTTCTCATACAATTTATCATATATCCCATCTCGGACTATACCGCCAGTCGTTATTACAATAATCAACGGCTGTGTACGTGCCGATTTACTTTGATTCAATACATAATACAAATTTTTATCTTTCCAGGCGTGGCATTCATCGCAGATTGCCATAGAAGCATTTAGTCCATCTAATGATTCACTCTTACTATGAAGTGGCTCAAAA